GATACTGGGAAGTACGGGCCATGCGAGAAAGCCAATTGATTGCGTAGAATGGACTCCAGTAGGGAATCACAATATCGTAAATTCCTTGAGTATCCGTTATTGCAGTCGAAGGGAATTTCTTTGCATCGATCTTCAAAAACGTAGTACAAATATCCTTCACCATTTCCGATACTGAACGTCCTTTATAGGATTTCGAGATACGTTGAGCCTCACTTAACACAGATTCTTCTGAACAAAAATGTAATATGTAGTTTTCGGATGATGTGGAACTCTTATGTCGGTCTGTGAGTTTATACACCCGAAAAGTTTTTTGAATCTTCCAGGGACTAGTGGGTTTCGTTATCGTCAGAAGCAAAAACTCCATCCCGACAATGGGGAGTTTGTTGATAAGATTTTGAGTATCATTGATAAGAACTGATCCACTCATCGTGTTGCTGAATACATCTTCGGTGAGATTCAATTCATACATCACTTCCCGAAGATCCACTGAAGTACCAGAAGATCCCACTAGGAGTAGATCATCCAAACTAAATTCTGTCGCCTTTATCACTCCATCTGCAATAGGCATTAGGTAGTCCCCATAATTTTCTCCAACTCAGACATCACTTGTGGTAAGTAATTTTCTTGAAGAAGTTGAATGTTTCGTTTGCTCTCGTTCAAATCAATTTCATAGGTATAGCAATCAACCGATGACCGGGTGGTAGTCACCGTCACAGTTCTTCCTCCAGAAAAGGTATACACTTCCGGCACCAAACTCACCAAGGTATCATACTTAGTTTGATCGATAATAGAAGTTTCCGAACTCGAATACCCCAACGAATCAACTTTCGTAATCGTCATGGTGTAATGATGGTTGGTTGCTGAGGCCACTGCCAATGATCCATACTTATCGTTCACGTAGGCAACCAAGTCCCCATACTTTTTCGGCCATTCCAACAGCGGATCACGAATATTGTTAAGAATGGTCACCACCCAATGAAAATTAGGCGATCCATATTCATTATCGGCAATAATTTCCGGGGTCTCTCCATCAAGGACCGTGTACTGATAGAACAATTCACGATTCTTGAGAAGGTTCTTCACCGGAGCAGCCCGACGAAAAATATCAGTTACCCATTCAAATTCTCCGGGAGCGGCATTAGTATTCAATGAATAGGTACGTAATGGAAAATTAGAAAAATAAACAGCAGGCATTAGTATCCCTCATTTTGGATCAAGTCCTTGGTGATGAACTCCAATTCCTTGAAGCGAAGCGTTAATCGAGTATGAACGGGAGTATTATTCTTAGCATAAAATGCGGCTCCAGCGGGGGCATAATCGATGGTCAAGTCTTCGAGCACACATGAAGAGATTTTCCCCATACTGTCAACCGAGAATTCAATATCAAAGTCTGAGGGGGGAACAAAGTATCGACCGAAAGTTCCCCCATTCTTTAGAAGTTCGGGAGATGCATGGAACTTGAAGAGGTTGATAATCTCTTGAACTTCTAGTGCTTCTTTTTCTGATCGAGGAGCAAACAAAAATTCAAAGTTGAAAGTACGTAACTGAGGGGTATCATAGATCACATCGATCTGGGGGTTCATGGCATATCCTAATGTTCTAAGGGCTAAGTTTTCATCCCCCAAAACAGTTCTACCAACAAATTCTGCCGTCAATGCCTTTGCCTCAGTAGTATCCATGCTCGATAATGCTCCAGGGTTTCCGCCCCCAGTAACAAGATCGACTAATGCGCTATATCCCTTTGCAGCCCCCGACGCGACTCCAAGAACTTGTCCAATTGGATGACCGGATAAAATGACATCTCGGAAATGGTTTTGATATCCCCAACTTAATGTATCTGGCATATACAACCGAACAGCCGTAGTTGTTCGTTTGGTCATTCTCCCAAACCCGATAGTCTCTTTGTCTTTTTCGCCATACTTAATCGTGCGCTCAAAAAGACTCTGTTGACTCTTTTGATTGATCGTAAACGTAGAATGGATCTCTCTTCCGTTAACTTGGGCAACCGATCCAATCGATCCATTTTTTCGGGTAATATATTTGGACTGCTCTCGGATATTGAAGAAAAAGGTAACATAGTATGGGTGTCTGGTATTCTCTCCCAATGTCAATGGGTACTTACGATACGTGTACTTGAAACGTTGCTGGTCTCCCCTCTTTTGACTTGTCTGCCTCTTAGAGTCGGCCCCCACAACCTTCTGGACTGCCCCCTGAAGGGCTTCCGCCGATTCTCCGATAGACCCAGTGTCTAATTTAAGAAACCCGCCCTCTGCCATAAATACCTCCGTGTACAGTCTTTCTGTATTTATGTGACATTTTAGGAGGTTATGGCACGAGAATACTATCAGGGGAAATTTACCCCCAGGAACCCAGAGAAGTATGCTGGGGATGTCAAAAACATCATCTATCGATCCGGCTGGGAACTGCAAATTATGTCAAAACTGGACCTCTCTCCTTCCGTTTTATTATGGAATTCCGAGGGGTTAGCCATTCCTTATCGATCTCCAGTTGACGGAAAAATGCACCGATATTTTCCAGATTTACTAGTCAAGATGAAAATGAAAGATGGGGCATCGAAAACTTTCTTACTAGAAATCAAACCCCACGCTCAAACCGAACTACGGACTCCCAAACGCCAAACACGAAAGTTCCTTACTGAAGTAACTACCTTCGTGATTAATCAAGCCAAGTGGCATGCCGCACGGGAATTCTGTAAAGATCAACGGTGGGAATTCCAAATCATCACAGAGAAAGACGCTCGATTTTTCTAACTAAATACACTCTATTATGAACAACACTATTATAAGCAGAATTCAACAAGAACTTCAAAAGAGGGGCCTGAAGCCGGGTGGAAATCCGGCTAAAACGTGGTTGATGCAAAAGGTTCGTCAACTCAATCCCTCCGGCAGGGATCGGATGGACATTGTTAAGCAACGAGAGGCCCAACGCAACAAGGCCATCTTGGGACGGTTCTACTTCTTTTTCTATGACGCCAAACTTAAAGATAAACTCCCATACTGGGATCGGTTCCCCCTCGTCATCCCCATCTCTCAATATCATGATGGGTTTCTGGGGCTGAATCTTCATTATATTCCTCCAAAGGAACGGCTCCTCTTACTGAGGAAACTTCGTCAATTTGCAACAGGCCCCCTAAAAGATGAAAAGACACGATTGAGATTGTCGTACCCACTTCTCGCAGCCACAAAAGAGGCATACAAGGCAATGCCTTGCGTTAAAAGGTACTTGGCGAACCATATTCAGTCACGAGTCATTGAAGTCCCACCTTCAGAGTGGGATATCGCCGCCGCATTACCATTGCAGCAATTTAAGAGCAATACCGGAACCGTAAATTCTCAAGAAGTTTGGGACGATTCTGAAAATATGGAGGATCAATTCTAACATGGCAGGGTTGTTTCATGAATTTCTTGCACATCTAAAAGAGACCGGAGTAGCAAAAACCTCTCATTTTGAGGTATCCATTCCTGTTGCTCCCGAAATTGTTGGGACATCGGTTGCTGAAGCACATCGTTTATTATCCTTGCGATGTGAGGCAACAGAACTTCCGGGCAGACAATTAGTCACACAGGAAAATCGTATTTATGGTCCGGTCTACAAAACCCCATACCAATCTCTTTATCAAGAAATTACTCTTAACTTCCTTGAAACAAAGGATCTCTTCGTTCGTCGGTTTTTTGAACTATGGATGGATAGAATATTCACCTCATATTCCAACAAACTTTCGTACCCAGACGAATATCGTTATCCTCTTGTATTAACTCAATATGACATCATGTCAAAAGACTCCGACACCAAGGAGGGGGGTTCTGGGGTAACTGGGCGCAATAAACACATAACAACATCATTAACCCCAGTGGCAAGTTGGGTACTCTACTATGCATTTCCTACGGCAGTCAATCAAATGCCAGTTAGTTGGACAGAAGATGGATTCCATCGAGTGTCAGTGACAATTGCATTCGAGTACTATTTGATCGGTACTCCAACAGAACCTCCCAAGAAGATTACTCCTTCAGCGCCAACAACCAAACAAACTAAAGGATCGGCCAAACATAATTAACATGAAAGGTGAATGATATGGCATTACCGAAATTAGATATTCCGATGTATGATGTAGTGTGTCCATCGGGGCAAAAAGTATCCTTTCGACCATTCTTGGTAAAAGAGGAAAAATTATTTCTCATTGCCCTTGAGTCGAAGGATATCGCAGTTATCACGCAGACTGTTTTGCAAGTTCTCAAGAATTGCATAGGGGATGTGTCAAATATTCAAGTCGAAAAACTTCCTCTGTTTGATATTGAATTCCTATTTCTGAATCTTCGCGCCAGGAGCATTGGAGAACAGGTTCCTTTACGATATCGTTGTCATGCCCATGTCGCCAATACAGAAACCTCAGCCATGGAAGTGTGTGGAACGGTGTCTGACTACAAAGTAGATCTCCTATCCATACAACCAAAGTTTGGAGAGGGACATAACAAGTATGTGGCCCTCACAGATTCAGTTGGGGTCACTCTTAAGTATCCTACGTTCAAAGCCTTTCAGAAAATAGTACGTAAAGATTTACCGCCCGATGAGGCATTTGTCTTTTTGCTTGATTGTATCGAATCAATCAACGATGCGGATAATGTGGTCATGGCGAAAGATGTACAGAAAGAAGAATTGGCAGACTTCGTTGATTCATTAAATCATGTTCAAGTTGCCAAGATAGATAATTTTTTCAATACCATGCCGAAGATTGAAACCACCATCAACTTCAAATGCCCAAAATGTGGGGCAACTGATAATATTGTGGTGTCGGGGCTTGACGGTTTTTTCGGCTAACGCTACAGCATGATACGCTCCAGAACTATTATGTGACTACATTTGCCTTAGTTCAGGAGCACAAGTTTTCGATTACCGAGTTAGAGAACATGATTCCATGGGAACGCTTGGTGTATCTCACGTTGGTTCAACAAAAGGTTGAGCGGGAGACTGCACGGATACGCGAACTTAACGCACAGAGGAAACGATAATGCCGCATACGCATGAGCCAAAACAAACAGTAGAATTGGGAAAGGATACAAAGAAGGAAATTCTTTCTGCTTTAACCGGTATCCGATCACAACTCGTCAAACAGAGAGAGGGAAGAACTGCGAAGGATGTTGCCGCAGAAGCCTTGG